CCCTGAATACGCTGTATGGTGTGGTAATCAAGGGTGTGGTAAGTGTAAGGAGTGCATTGAAGATGAGCATACATAAGAACGACAAGAACACAACATTTAAGTATATTGTTCCCCTTATTTGTTTACCTGGTAAACAAATATATGGCTATATTCCAATGTTGTATTATAGGAGCAAATAGGCATCAGCTCATCCATATGGGAGCTGATGCTGATTCGTATGAACCAATAAGCGTATCAATGCGAATGACTTAGTGTATCTCATTCGCATTCATAGGCTTATTGGTTTATTCTTATGTATTGTCCGGCTCAATCCTTCGCCGGATTACTGATGCCTCGCTCGCTTCGCTCGCTCGGATACCCATTACTATGCGATTATTATTCGTGATTTAGTTGTGTGTGTTAAGACTTCCGAGAAAAGTTTTTAATATTATCACTATCTAGTGGCAAGAACCTTTTATAAAGCAGGAATACATTAATAACATAGTCAGAACTCCGTCTATATAAATGTATACGTACGTACGTATTCGTATACGCATAGGAATAAAATTCGGTCGAAATTTTTTTTAATTTTTTAGTAGTAAGAAACATTTAAATAGTATATACGTGTTATATATGTATGAAAGTTAAGGTTACTCTAACATGCGACCACGATGTTTTACAGAAGGCTAAAGAAAATGAAATAAATATTTCTTTTGAATTAAATAATTTATTAAAAAATTTAGTAAATCCTAAAAAAACAAGACTAGCAGAGGACTGCTTAATGGTTAGATGTTCCCAGTGTAAGAAACCAATAGAGGATGGTTATAGATGTGTTCATACTGGCAAAGCATTTTGTGAAGAATGTCAGAAGGTTTACAAAATGGAGTGGTGTTTCTGTGAAAGTCCAGAACACCTACATGAGAAGTGGTAGAATACAATATCAATAAACCCTGGCTCTCTCTAGATGAGTGGCAGAAGGCTGTATTAGACACAGAGGGCAACGTTGTGCTAAGAAGTGGACGTCAGGTAGGGAAAAGTACAGTAGTGAGTGTTAAGGCTGGAGAATTTGCTATGAATAATCCACACAAGCAAATTTTGGTAGTAGCTGCAGTAGAAAGACAGGCATTTCTATTGTTCGATAAAATACTAGCATATTTACATGACAATTACAGAAAATACATCAAAAAAGGTAAAGACAGACCTACAAGAAGTAGGATTAGCCTTACTAATGGAGCAATTATTAGGTGCCTACCCACAGGTCTATCTGGTTACGGGATTAGAGGATATACTATCGATTTACTTATCGCAGACGAAGCAGCTTTCATCCCAGAGGAAGTCTGGACAGCAATCACTCCGATGCTGGCTATCACTCGTGGGAAAATGATACTCCTTTCCACGCCATTCGGAAGGGAGGGATACTTCTATAGATGCTTCAATGATAAGACATTTACTTCATTCCATGTAAGTTCAGAGGACTGTCTAAGAAAAGATGTAGAATTTCTAAAGAATGAAAAGGAGAGAATGTCTACCCTACAGTATGCCCAAGAATATCTAGGGGAGTTCATTGATGAGTTACGACAATTCTTCCCTACAGAGCTAATAAGGAAATGTATGAAGTTAAAGAGAAATGACAACATTAATAAGTCTGGGAAGTATTACTTAGGTGTAGATGTAGCCAGGATGGGTGAAGATGAAACCACTTTTGAAATCGTTGAGAAACTGGGCAATGGAACGTTTGTACAAGTTGGAAATGAAGTTAACAAAAAAACGCTTACGACAGAAACGTACAGAACTATCATCGCTATGGACAGTAGGTACAAGTTTAGACAAATATTCATAGATGATGGAGGAATGGGAGTAGGAGTGTTTGATATGCTCCTGGAAAACAATCATACTAAGAGAAGGGTAGAAGCTATTAACAATTCTAGCAGACCCTTAGATGAAGAAGGAAAGAGAAAAAAGAAAACCATGAAGTCTGATATATATAATAACTTACTCATGTTAATGGAAACTAATAAGATAGCCCTACTGGATGACCCAGAGATATTTCTTAGTCTAAAGAGTGTACAGTATGAATACACCGACGACAAAAAGATAAAAATATTTGGAAACTATACTCATATAGCCGACGGACTGGTAAGAGCAGCCTGGGCTTCAAAAAACAAAAGTTTAAATATATTCATACACTATTAAATAAATGGCATCAACACACATTATGACTACGGAGGCAGAATGTAAACAGAAAGCTGGAGCTAACGTATCTGCTAGTTTTAGTGATGCTATGTATACTGCTGCTGGACTACAAGGAGAAAGCATTGTAAATGTTGCATGTAGATATAATTATTCTGACACATGGGCTACAGACAATGTAGATGTTAGAGGACTAATTAGTGACATAGTATCTAGCTTTGTTGCTATCCAAGCTATTAGCTATGATATGAGTGGCTACACTTCTAGAGTAGAAGCAGAAGATTTAATAAATGTGCTAAGAGATGGGATGCTTAGAAGCCTAGCTATCCTAAGAGATGAGAAAGCACAAACCTTTTACAAAAATGCATGATTTTAAAAACTTCCCAGAACTAACACCAAAACAAATGGAAACAGAATATTGGAACTCTCCACACAAGCAAATAACAGAAAACTTTAGTGCTACTGTTGTGAAAGTACATGATGGAGATACTGTAACAGTAAGATGGAAAGAGAGAGACTTTGATTTTCCTGTAAGACTATCTTATATCAATGCTCCAGAGTTAAGTGAAATGGGAGGAGATATAAGTAGAGATTTTCTAAAGAAAGAAATACTAGGAGCGTATGTAGAAGTAAAAATTAATCCAGCCAATAAGGTAGAGAAATGGGGAAGACTTCTAGGAGACATACATAAAGGGGGACTAAGTATGAGCGAACACATGATGAACACAGGACTAGCTACTAAATTTGAAGCAAGGAAAGATGGTAAGATACCATCTCTAAGGGAGATGCTTAAATGACTTTAGACTTTGGACTATTAGGAGCTGGAGCAAGTGGAGGAATAGGTATTAAACTAGGAGGAGGTAGTGTAATAAGAGTCTCTTTAGATGAAACAGGAGACACAGATAGCATACAAGATGGAATTAATCTACTACCAAAGACAGGAGGAACTGTTTATATTAGTGAAGGAACATATAAAATAAATGCTTCTATAACATTCCCAAATAACAATATAACATTAATAGGTTCTGGAGCTGGAACAATAATAGAAAAGCAAGGTGCATTTGATATGATGGATATTAGAGAGAGCTACATAAGCATAGATAGTATACACTTTGATGGAAATAGTCAAACAGGACATGGAATCTATATTTATGGTTCAGATGCTAGGCATATATGGATAACAAACTGTGTTGTTCAAGGACAAGGGGGAGGAGATGGAATCCTTTGTAGCACAAATAGTGGAGAAATAACAATATGGAAGTGCCATATATATGGAAATAGCTCTGAAGGAATAACATTAATAAACTCTGGACAAGTATCAATACTTCAAAACAGAATTGTAAATAATACTGCCTCTGGTATAAGGACGGCAGAACCATAAATGGTATACAGTTTTGGAGGAACAGACAATGTACAAACCCTTATTCAAGGTAATTTAATAGATACTAATGGGGGATGGGGAATAGATGCAAGTGCAGACAAGATGAGAGTTACAGAAAATATAGTATTAAATAATACTTCAGGAGAAATAAATTTAACTGGTGCTAATAACATATTAGCCAATAACATAGTAGCATAATGCCATTCACAAAAATAACAAGCGTGTCTTCAACAGACATGGAAAACAATGTAGACAACTACTCTGTGGATACAGCCACAACAGATGGAGCTACATCTCAAAAAAAGAATGAATGGATGAATACTAACTGGACACAAGACTTAGGCTACTATAAAACCCTTCCAGAAGTGTCTGTAGTAATAGATGCTAAAGCTAACTGGACAATGGGTAAGGGCTTTAAAGCTGATGAAATTGTGACAATGATATTAATGCAGATAGGAGAAGGAACAGGAAAGGACACATTTAATACAATCCTGGAGAATATGATAAGAACATATCATATTGGAGGAGATGCTTATGCTCATATAATTAGAAATAAGAAAAAACAAATAATAAACATTAAACCTTTAAATCCAGAGACTATGGCTATTAAATATAGTGGAGGAGGAATCATTGAAGGATATGAACAAAAGAGCAAGTTTGTAGGTAAGAAGTCTAAAAAGTATGACCCAGAAGATATATTCCATCTATCAAGAAATAGAGTAGCCGACGAAATCCATGGACAATCTATGGTAAGAAAACTAGCAGAGATAATATTAATGAAGAACGAAGCTATGGATGACTGGAAGACAATGTTACATAGAAACGTGAAACCAATAAGAATCTGGTATGTGGACACAGATGACACAGCAGAGATATCAGCTTTTAAGACTAAAGTAGATGCTGTAAACAATGATACAGAGAACTTAATTGTTCCAAAGGGAAGTGTAGAAACAGAAATAGCTGCTGTGCCAGCTAATGCAACACTTAATGCAATCCCATGGATAGAAATGTTAGATGATAAATTCTATGAAGCTGCAGCAGTTCCTAAGATAGTAGTAGGAGGAACAGGAGCAATTACAGATGCAGCAGTTAAGATAGCTTACTTAGCCTTCCAGCAAACAATAGAGGAAGAACAACTATTTGTAGAAGAACAAGTATTAAAGCAACTAGGTCTGGAGATAGAGCTAGAGTTCCCAGCATCACTAGAAAATGACATGTTAAGTGACCAAAAGAAAGATGAAGAAAATGGAGCTATGCAGCCAAATGATGTAGCCCAACCAGAAGGAGAAGCCACTCCCCCACAAATGGCAGGAGCAAAAGCATAATGAAAAAACAAAAAATAGACTGGAGAGTATTGTGTGTAGGACTATCATGTCTAACAATGTTAGAGATGTATGCCCTTAGCAAAGGAATCAATGGAACTTTACTAAAGATAGTTCTAATGATTATTGCAACTACAATAGGTATTTCAATACCAACACCAAAGGGGTTAATGAAATAATGGGATTATTTGTAGCACCAAGGAAGACACCAGTTAAGAAGAGACCTAAGAAGAAAAGTAGGAGAAGTAGACCTAGGAAACCATCTCCTAAACTAACTCCTTCACAATTCGCTGATAAATTTGGAGCAAAGACTAAAACTCCAGAACAAGTATTTCAAGGAGCTGTGGCTAAGTCACAAAACCAATCTCCATCTGGAGGGTCTTCTGGAGGTTCTTCTGGAGGGGGAAAGATGAGTCCTACTCAATTTGCTGACAAGTTTGGAGCAAAGACACAAACACCAGAAGAAGTATTCCAAGGTGCAGTAGCTAAAGCTCCTTTATTAGAATCTACACCCCCTAGAACTGTAGGGTTAGATGAAGAACCATCTAAAGGTTTATTATCTGGAACAATACTAGACCCAGCTAAAACTCAAGAGTGGTTTGCTAGCACAGATGTAGGAGCAAGTGTCCTAGAAACAGCCCAGCAAAGAGGACTTACACCAGACCCTAATCAAAAGCTATCTATGTTTACTGTTCCTAATATAGTTACAATAGGACAGAACCCCAAAACTGGAGGAATGATGGGCTTTAATTCAAAACAACAACTAATAGCAAAGACATGGGCATTAAAAAGCTTCCCAGTTTCAAAGATATCTAAATACAGCAATCAATTATTAGTGGCTGCTGGATTAACCTTTATGGGATTATGGGCTAAGAAGGAAGCTCCAGAACCTATAACTTATGCAATGGGGAAAGCCTTAACAGAAGCAAAGAACACTGGAGACTGGACTAATTATGATGAAGCTGCTGCTCAAAGAGACGAGATAATAAACTCTCCTATATGGGAAGAACTAATGAGCTACACTCCTATAAGTCCATTAATTAATATTCCAAAAGCAATAGATGGAATAGCAGCCGGAGCAAAAGTTATGGACCAAGTAGCTGCAGACATAAAGACACAGCAAGAGACAGGAGAAAGTGAAGCAGACAAATGGGCTAGAGTTAAAGAGCATGAAGCTCAAATGGATAGAGACAACATAGACTACTATAATGAAAAAAGAAAAGAACAATTAATATGGGAGCAAGAAGCTAAAGCTGCTAATAGAAGTAAAGAAGCTGCTTTCTGGGCAAAAGAGAGAGCCAAGCAAAGAGCCTTAGAAGCTGCAGACAGACAAGCTATTGCTGACTTCTGGATAGCCTATAGAAAGGAAGCCCTAAAAATACAAGAAAATTCAAGACCAAGTAAATTAAACTTTGGTCTATTGTAAGGAGGTATTAACCATGGATGAACAAGACAATAAACCAACAGACGAGAATCCTAATGAAGGGGATAAGCGAGGAACGTTTGAAGCAGTTGAGCGAGCAGAGCAAGCGGCTAAAAGGATGGAACAAGCTTCAGAGCAAATGGAAGCACAAAATGACAGAGCAGAAAAGCTCGCAGTTAGAACTGCATTAGGGGGAGACAGTGAAGCTGGAGTTGAAGAACCACAAAAGACAGAAGAAGAAAAAGAAGTGGATAAAACAGTAAACGAAATCGGAGCTGCTACTGGTTCAGACTGGGAGAAAAAAGAATGAGCTTAGAAAGAAAAGACTTTGAACAAGCTATTGCCGAAGCTGATAGAGTTTTACACCAAGCAGAAATAATGGCTGCAGTGAATAAAAACCTAAAAGAATGGGCAGAAAAAGGGCTAGCTAAATGTCCCCCAGAAGAACCAAAACCAGAAGAAGAACCCAAATCTGAATAGTTAATCGGTTAACCGATTTAACGAAACATTTATATACTTTATTTCTTTTATTATAGTCATGGTACAAGCAACTATTGTTAGACTCTTTGGAAACAATGGAGACAGAACTGAATTTATTGTAGCCGACGGAAGTGCAATAGAGAAAGGAGACTTCTTAGAACTAGCTGACCCTAATACTGTTACTGCTCACTCAACTAATGTTGATACACCAATCGTAGGAATTGCTGCTCATGAAAAAGTAGCTTCTGATGGACACCTTACTATTACTGGAATAACTAACTGTGAATTTAAAGCAACTATTTTAGCTGGAGGTTCATGTACTATTGGAGATTTAGTCTCTATGGGTGCTGCTGCTGGTGAAGTAAACTTAGCTTCTGCTACTGACTTTGAAACTGGATGGACTGTAGGTAGAGCTAGAGAACTAGGAGCTGCTGGAGAAACAGCACTATTTAGGAGCACTTTCTAATGGCCGATAGTCCTGGAATGGCTGACTTACGTGGAGAAGACGTAGACAAGATAGTTAAAAATTATGCACTAGAAAGTTTTACTATGAAGCAAGTTTGTTCTATTGTGAAGACTAACAAAGCAACTAATACTTATTACACTGAAACTGACTCTGACATCACTAAGACTGTTACTACTGGAATCACAAAGACTTCTTTCGGAGGAATCCCAGAAGGAGCTGAATTCCCTTATGTAGACCACTCATGGACTGAAGTAAACGAGAGAGCTAAGAAACATGGAGCTACTCACTTTATATCCTGGGAAGTTGCTAACTTATCTGCAATAGATGTTAAAGCTAGAATGTTACTAAGAGTAGGTAGAGCAATCTCTAACTCTGTAGATGAAGCTATTGTAACTGAATTAGCTACAACTACTAATACTGCTGCTGCTGTTGCTACATGGGATAATGCTACTGAAAGTTTACAACAACCTTTAAAGGATATTCTTGTTGGAATCGCTGGTATGGCTGCAGACAACTGGAACGCTTACAACAACTTATATATAATCATGCACCCAAACAACTTTATGGAGTTAATGAATAACCCTGTATGTAGAAATGCTGGTCAATTCTATAGTGCTGACGTTACTAAGAACGGCAGAGTAGGAAAGATAGCTGGAGGAACAATCATAGTTAACAACGCATCTACTGAAAATACAGTTCTAATGTGTATTGGACAAAGTGCAATGACATGGTATCAAGCTCATCCTTTAACAACTCACGTGGAAGAAACTGCTGGTGTAGGATATAAAATCACTGCATGGGAAATGGGAGTTCCTGTTCTAGTAAACAATAACGCTGCTTGGAAAATAACGGGGTGTTAATATGACTGCTGGTGATGTTGAAGTTATTCAAGGGTCAACAAATTCTAAACTATGTGTATCATTTGATGGAACAGATGACTATATGCAAGTAAATGCACATGCTGCAGAGAGAGTTGCTGCTAATGATACTGTAGGAACTTACATAGCTGATATTCTTATGGACAATATAACTGGAACTTTTACTGTTCTAGGAGCTGGAGATGATAATGTTGTTGAATTTATTGAGTTAAATGTGGAAGCTGGTCTATTAACATGTAGATGTACAGATGGAACAGTTGCACAATTTGTAACTCAAGCTGACCAAGTAGACTTTGTAGCAAACAAGTGGTATAGAATAGGAGTTGTACAAGCTGCTGATGGGAATGGAGTTGTTCTTTATGTTAATGGTAAAGCTGTAGACTCTACTAATGATACTGCTACTGACGTTGATGAATGGTATAATAACTGTGATGGTATTGATACTTTTAGAATAGGAGCTGCTAACAAAGCTGGAGACGCTTCTGTAACTAATGACTTCGCTGGACTAATTGGACAAGTAAGATACTATTCAAGAGCCTTATCTGCTGCTGATATGCTAGATGACTACGAGGGTAGAACTTTAGTGAAAGCCGTAGAGGATGCTAGCACATACTTAAGATTAAATATAACATGGGATAATGTATTAACAGATGCTGGACTAGGAAACGACTCTGCTACTGTTGTTAATCAAGCCTACCTACATGGATATGGAAGTTCCTGGAGTAGACAAATTGAATTAAAAGGATATACCAATGCTGCTGACTTTATGAATACTTTCGTTAGCCCATCTGGAATAGCAACTACTCTTGTAGTTCAAGGAGCCTAAATGACATTCTATTATTTTGGAGAAGAAGAAGTAACCTGCGAGGAAGCACACAAAATAGGTAATGGACAAATACGTTCAAGTGAAAAGAAAATTTCATTCAAAAAAGTTAAAAAGGAGACTAAGAAATAATGACACAATTTGATGTATTAACATGTAGAGATTTTCAAGTTGGGGATAAATTTAGTTTTATGCCTGCTGTAACTCCTACTGCTGCACAAACTGGCTGGTCTACTTCTAACAAAGTTGTAGATAGAACTATCGACGCTAACGGAGCAGTAACAGTAATTGGAGATGGACTTTGTACTCTAATTGATGACTTAATTGCTAAGGGTATTATTTCTGCGTAAACATGGCTTCTACTAAAGAAGTTATTAAATCTATTAAGCCTAACAGAACTGCTAAAGTTAGTGCTACTCCTCTAGGGGAGATAGGCTTTGATAATGTTAGAGACAACATAGATAGGAATGTCTTAACAAAATATTCATTAAATGCTGGGTACATGCCCTACTTCTCTAGTGATAATATTTTTAAAGATAGTGGATGCTATTGGGATGCTACTAATAGTAGACTAGGAATAGGAACTACTGCTGTAACACATACTTTAACTGTTGCAGGTAATGAAAAAATAACTGCTACTGGAGTGAATGCGCTTTCTTTGGATAGCAACCAAACACAGACTAGGATGCTTATGCACTCCACAGGGGGTTATGGCTCTCTTTCTACTAGTGGAAATGATTTATTATTTGAAACAACTGGAGGCGCAACTGAATTTATGAGATTAACTAATGATGGAAAGTTAGGAATAGGAACTGCTACTCCTGGTGCTAAACTACAAATAGATATAAGTTCTTCAAATACAAATCCTTGGACAGAAGCAAGTCAAGAAGCATTAAGAATAAAGAATACAAATGCTACGAATAATAATTGGCAAGAAATATTATTTAGTGAAGCAGGGGGTTCTGCTGTTGCAGGTATTGCAACAAAAGTTACTGACCAAACAAATAATTATGGAGAACTATACTTTGCTACTAAATCTAATATATTAACAAATAAAATGATGATAGATAAAGATGGAAATGTTGGAATTGGCACTGCTACTCCAGCATATACTTTAGATGTTCTAACAACTAACAGCACATTATTTCAAGCAACAAAAAGTGGAACAGTTGCATTTACAGTTAATCATGCAGCAACTCCTACAAGAATTATGTTAGATGCTAATGGTGCAAATACTTTAACACTACAAGAATCTGG